ATCTTATGAATGACATTGGAGACTTTTAATATGGCACAGTCCACACATACACCTCTACTTTCTGAGGTATTAAAGAAAGTACATAACGCTAAGACTAAAGACAAGAAGGTTGCTGTTCTAAGAGAACATGACAGTGAACCACTACGAATGGTTATCAAATCATCATTTGACCCTAACATTGAGTGGGAGATGCCGTCAGGTGCAGTACCATATCAAGCAAATGAAGCACCAGAAGGTACAGAACATAATGTACTGAGGCGAGAATCAAAGAAACTCTATCGTTTTATTAAAGGTGGCGACCCAGCGTTGCCTCGTGCAAAGAAAGAAAACTTGTTCATCCAAATGTTGGAAGGACTACATAAGAGTGAAGCAGAACTGATTGTCAATGCAAAGGACAAGAAACTGCATCAGGTTTATAAAGGACTGTCTGCGGCAGTTGTGAAAGAAGCGTTCGATTGGAACGATGATTTTATAAGGAACAACTAAATGCAAGAAAATTATCAACATTGTTTGGAGATGATTCTCCATCACGAAGGTGGTTATGTAAACCATCCTAAAGACCCAGGCGGCGAGACAAACCTCGGCGTCACCAAAAGAGTTTATGAAGAATGGACAATGAGTATTGGGGCAGACACCAAGGAAATGAAAGACTTGGAAATTCCAGATGTTGCTCCTATCTATGAAAAGAACTATTGGGGCAGAGTAAAGGGTGATGAATTACCTAATGGACTTGACCTATGCGTATTTGATTTTGCTGTGAATGCAGGGCCAGGGCGTGCTGCAAAGTATCTTCAGTCAATGATTGGTACAACAGTAGACGGCGGTATCGGGCCAAACACTCTAAAGGCAGTTCATACCTTTGTAGAGAATGAAGGACTTGAGTATGCTATCGAAACATACCAAGCGAATCGTCAGTCGTACTATGAGGAACTAAAAACATTTGAGACATTCGGTAGAGGATGGACTCGTAGAGTTGAAGAAACTACAAAAGAAGCTCTAAAAATGTGTTGACAAATCAATACCTTTAGGGTATTATAAGAATAATGGTGGTGGGGAAACCTCTCTCTCTCAAATCTCTCTCAAGATTCCCTACCATCATTACACTGCGGGCGTAGTATAAAAGTATTACAATCGGTTTCCAACCAATAGAAGGTGGTGCAATACCATCCACCCGCTCCAATTATTTTATAAACCCTTGTTCTGCAAGGGTTTTTTTATACCTTTTTCTCTTGACATTTGTTATGAAAACAGGTAAAATGGTTACATAAGATAGAGAAAGGAATGAGTATGTTTAATAATGTTGGACACCCGATTGAGGGATTTGCAGTTCTGGAATGTCATCCAGACCAAGAGCCTGTTCTTGTTGCTACCCATCAGTGTTTGGGTAATGCTGAGGAACAGAGAATGGTTCTGGATGAAATGGCAGAAGGTACTGACTTTACCTTTGTCGTTAGAGAGACATTCGGTTGTATAATGGAGACTGTATAATATGTTATTTTTAGAAGTCAAAGGTGGCACTAAAAATAAAAGAGATATGGTTTTTGATGCTGCTTGGTTTGCATTTGATTATTTGATGCCTCGTGCAAAGAAACCAGTTGAGGTAGAAATCAAGTTCTCGAATCTTAAAGGTGTTGAAGGCCTTCAGATGGAAACAGATGATAGAGAGTTTGAAATAGAGGTACATAGAACTCTTACTGGTGATGACCTGTTGACTTGTATATTCCATGAGATGGTTCATGTAGTTCAAGATTTAAGAAAGACTAAAACTATTGAAATGGAGAAACTTCCATATTGGGATAGACCCTTTGAAATCGAGGCATATGAATTGCAAGAAATTATTTTGAAAGAATATCAAAAAAGTGCTTGACTTGTTATGATAACTATGGTATATTATAAAGACAATAGAGAAAGAGGTTAGTTATGAAATTTGAGAAATGGTTAGATACGTTGGTTGCTGAAAAAGATTTGGACTTAGACCATACGTTTGAGTACAATGGCCCAGTCTACGGTATGAATATGATTCCCTTGGAAGCGGTTGTCGAACAAATCAAGGCGTTCCATCCTCAAACCCAAGAGATGACAAAGAATAGATTGGTTGAGATTGATTTTAAAAACGGTGATGTGATGCACTTCTTTGGTTACATTGCTCAGAAAATGGCGATATAGGAGATTATATAATGGGTGCAGTAAAAAGTATTATGATGGATGTAGAAGAATTTGTTTATGACTTCTACACTGCTGATGGTGAGATGTTAGAAACACCAAAAGTTATTATCGAAAAAGCAATCGAACAGTTTGGTTGGTCATTCGGTAGTTATGCTAGTGAGGTCATTCAAGGAGCCGAAGGACAATTTGGTGGTCAATGGAACTGGAATAAAGTCTTAGACGATGAAATACCTTATTAGTATGGTCGTTGCATTTGCACTAAGTGGTTGTATGACAACTGTAGAACTTGGTGCTCAAATGTACAAAGCCTGTATTGTGAAATCACAAGATGGGTGTCCAACAGATAGAATAGGAGAATGGGTAAATGGTTAGTAAACTTGTTTTAGGAACAACAGTAATTGGAATTGCATTGTCTGGATGCAATTATGCAGTTGCAGATGCTCCATGTGATTACACAAAGGACGTATCTACAAACTGGACAAAGCAGATTGAGAAAACAACTGATGTGGAACGCAACGTATTTCCTTATGTAGAAGATACTCGTAAGTGTGTTATGACTATGAACGTCACCATAGATGGACAGACATATCCTGCTGAGGGTACTTATGTGTTTGGGCCTGACATGACTGAGAATGCTGCTTGTGAGAATGCTACAGTGAATGCTAAGAAGTCTGTTATCAGTGAGGTATCACCAGAGATACTATCTGCAACGACTGAGATGAACTGCTCTACTAAGGAAGAGTTGCCTGTCCATGTTGCAGCACCACAACCAGAAGTAAGTATTGCTGAACGTCCTGTGGTTGGTCAAGTGATTCAGAGTTCTCCTGTGATTACAGAACGTATCATTACTCAACCAGTAGTTACTGAACGAATTATTTCTAGAAAAATTATTGACACAGGCCCTAGTTATGTGGTACAGTCTAATAATAATCAAGGATTGATTCAGTCATTGCTTGGTAGTATTACTGTCGGGTTTGGTAGTAGTAGACAATCTGGTAAGTGTTATGCTAACTGGACAACTGGTGGAACGGATTGTTACTAATGTTGAAAATTATAATTGGAATCGTGTTGGGTATTGTTCTAATAACATACTACCCACAGATAGGGTCAGTACTTGGTGATGTGTTCATTGAAACTGGCATTCGTGATGACTTGGTGAATTTATTGGAAGGAATATAAAATGAGTAAAGTCGCAATTATCGGAGCTTGTCTAGTCCTAGGCGCCTGTAGCTCCAACAAAACGGTAGAAGTTATGAATAATGTGCCGCCATCATCTATTGTAGATGAAGCATCTGATACATACAAAGCCAAAGCAGTACAAGAACAAATCGAGGTTATGCCCGATTGGTTTACTAAAATGCCAGAGAGTGATGAAGCAATCTATTCTACAGGAACAGCAGCAACTACAGATTTGCAGTTATCGGTTGACCTTGCAGTATTGAATGCAAAGACTACTCTTGCTGACCGTATCAATGGACGGTTACGTTCATCAATGAAAACCTTTATTGCAAAGATTGGTGATGAACAGGTAGGACAGTCAGTCCTGTCAGAAGTAGAGAAGGCGACTAAGAACATCATTGCTGATGTAGACGTTGCTGGTTACAAGGTTTCTGAGAGTTCTATTGTTTCTAATGGTATGAAGTATCGTGCATATGTTCTGCTGGAGTATTCTGACAAAGAGGCGAATAAGATTATTATGAACCGTCTGCGTAAGGATAGGATGCTCTTGTCGAAGATTAAAGCGACTAATGCTTGGAAAGAACTAGACGCTACTGTTGATGAAGTGAAACAGAATGATGCAGATGAATCTGCTGCAAATCTGGAGTTACTAACTCAATGATAGAAGCACTTCTATTATCGTTCCTATCTATTGGAGAACCATCCTTTGCTGCTGACAAGGTAGCATTGGATGCTTTCCAAAAGAAAGAATCTTACTGTCTCGCAGAGAATGTATATCACGAGGCTCGTAATCAACCTGCTGCTGGACAAATGGCAGTTATATCTGTAACAGTAAATCGTAAGAATGACCTACGGTTTCCAAACACAATATGTGAGGTAGTGAAACAGGGGCCTTCTCGACCAAGTTGGAAAGGTACTGGTGAGATGATTCCAGTACGACATAGGTGTCAATTCAGTTGGTATTGTGACGGTAAGTCTGATAAGGTATATGATGTAGAAACATTTAATTCTATTTTGCTCTTGACAGATGCGATAGTTGATGGTAGTATAAAGATACTGGATATCACAGAAGGTGCAACACATTATCATGCAGATTATGTAGAACCAGCCTGGGCAAAGACGAAAACTAAAACTATCGAAATTGAAGACCATATATTTTATAGATGGGAGAAGTGAAATGGATGAATTTAAGGGTAAACGGTGGCATATACAAAATGAACACCATGTTGGTAATGGTATGGT